GTTTGTGTGTGGGTGTTTGTATCTTGTTGGGAGGACAATTGAAAAAACGTGCGAAAATTTCCTAGTAAAAATGCAACGACGAGATACCATAATCCTTGATGAGTACCTTGTCGACTGCAGTGCAACCATGTGCTGTTTTGAATGAAGCGTGATTAGCGATATCGATGAACTCGTCAAGCTCGAAAGCTTCGAGATCGTATCGTTCGAAAAAATGTGAATGGCTGAAAGACCTATCTTTGGCATCTTGATCGTGGTAGACTTTATACCGAGTGATCGCGCCGACGACTCTATCTAATTGTGTTGTTAATCTATCTGACTGAGTGGTGCGTGGAAATTTGCTGCGTAAAATTGAGAGGAATTGTGTGTGTGTGTTGGGATACATTCCTTGCAAGACGGCATTATTCATGGCGTTGGCTCTTGCTTTAATGTCACCCCTGCCGGGAAGGTCCCCTTTGCACTGTCCGATGGTGCGAAGGAGAACCCCAAGGTTGAGCACAGCTTCCCACTGTCCTTGTTCAGAAAGACAAGGAGAGTGTTTGAGGAACTGGATGTGCTCGGGTTTGAGAGCAATCTCGACGGTGACTTTGTATCCCACCCTCGCGGCGGAGCGTAGGATACCAATCTCGAAGTCTTCCGGCCCGTTGAAATCGTATTCGGCGCAAGCGAATGCGATGAGGAAGTTGGCGAGATTATTGATGGATGTGGTTAGCGTTGATCCTGAAGGAAGCATAATGCGTTTCAGCTTTAACTTCACCTTCCTGGCCTTCGCGTTGGACTTGGTGTCGAGCACCTCTTTTATGACCATGTTCTCCTTACACTGTGCCAGCGCGGCGGACAGTCCCGGGTGAGCGCATGCAGGTACAACATCGTACAGCGCGTCAAAAAGGGCGGGGGAGTGCGACTTGTCACATGATGATATATCGACGTTGGCAACGTAGACACAACCGTTTATTCGTACCGAGAAACAGCTGTCGTCCGAAAACAACACGAAGTACCCGCGTCTGGGCGGATTCATCAATTTTAAGAAGGCGTTCTTGAGGGTCTCAGGTGTGGGAGAAGGAATAAACTCGATATCAATGTCGCGATAGGTGGCGAGATATCTAGCCTGTGCTTGTTTGAGTAGCTTGGTTACTCCAAAACCTTGCAGGCTGTTTCCGACTCCCATGTCTCCGATTCCCCTCTGCATCTTTCCAATTTTGGCTTCTTCGTACTTCTTTGCCTTGTACTCGAATTCGCCAATTCTGCTCCACGTGTCTTTACCGATCATGCCGCTCTCCATTAGATCTTTCCACCCAGCGATGCGAAGTGCACGCTTCTGGTGGATGTCGTCGTGATGAAAAATTGCATAATCAATGTAGTCGGTCCATTGAGTATACGCCCTACCGTACTCAGCGCGTAGCTGGTGCAGAAGGTAGCGGTGCTCC